GCTACACCACCGCTCTCTGACATGACACTCCTGGACATCATACCAGCTTTCAGCTGCTGAGCCAGAGGCAGGTACATGTACTCCCAATTGATTCCCCTTATGTCATGAGGAACAGACAAATCAGGAAAGCTCATTCTGAATTTCATGACCACTTTCACAGTTCCAGTCTCAGCTGAGAGTCTACAAAAGAGGAAATGAGTGCTGTCTTTGTAAATTGAAAACCTCTCTGTCCTTCTCAAGAAAACCAACCCATCCAAGGAGGTTTCCTGATCTATATCTCCTTCTTCAATGAGGTCCCTTGTCACAAATTCCACATTCAGCTCCTCAGAATTCACACCAGATGTCTGTGACAGAGTCACTTTTGTCCGAGTAAAGTTGCAAAAATGCGTCTCGAATCTCCCTGAGGAACTGAGGGATACATGACGAGTTTTTGTAAATGTGGCCTGATCAGTTAAGAAAAAAGATCCTCATCATCAGGCTCAATGTTCGTCACAATCTTCCTCACCGTGACATATTCTGTCGAATCAGATCGAAGGACAATCTCTCGAACTCGTCTGGAGACCAGCTGTGAACTGATGAATCTGTCCCCTACACAGCTTGTAATGCTTGAGATTCCTCCTGCTTTGTTGTAGTTCACATTTACATTCATCTCATTAGCCAAATCAGATCTTTCTAGCCCAAAGAACGCCTTATAGTAAACATTTTCCTTAAGCTTTTTATTCATGGAATTCAAGGACAACACGTAGCGCTCAATGTTCATATTGTCTATACTGGCATCTTTGATGAGACCCAAGTTCTCACTGAACTGTTCTTCGTTGTGAGAGATCTTGCCTGCCATTGAAACCAATCCGACGATGAGTCTGTCAATCTCATTGTTTGACTGATTCTCATTGAGCTGGGACGACAAACTAAGCTGTGAGTATGTGTTGTCCAAAAAGAATTTTGATGAAGTCTCCATGACTGACTGTGAACCGCCCCCTTTGCAGAGCATTGTGATCATCGTGTTTTTGCTCCTCGTTATAAGACTGTAAATTTCTTTAAGGTAAGAAGAATATCTGAGCTTGCATTCCTCTTCTGAGAGTCTCTTGAATTTAACCGAGATCTCCTTTGGGTCTTCTGGGAAACGGTATATGTGGGCCAGTCTCTTCAGGCTCAATTTGTCTGACTCATTCAAACTTGATGACACCCAGCGTCGAAAGAAGTTCACTGTCGAAAGACCTGAGAAGAGCCCCTGCGTTCGGATAGATACTCTATTATACGAGTAGAGTTTAGACACTGGCTGGAAGTTATGTTTCTCTGGTATCTTGATGGCGCTGATCAGAGGGACAGTTGAGTTCATCAGTCTCAAGTCAGTTGAGAAAAGAAACAAGTCATTCACTGAGAGTTTGTTCATCTCTCTCTCTAGAATGGCTGGGATATTTTCATAGAAAACCATATTTTCAGAGTCCAACGTGTAAGACATGTGTCTGGACATAGAGATTCTGAGATAATTGCTGACAGGAGAAGTGAGATCTCCGCTTCCAGATTTAGGATTCAGATACCTAATCTTCAATGAAAGCAGTGCGTCAGTCAATGTGTCTTCCATGAAGTAAGTGGGGTTCCCCGCAATTTCTTGCTTCACAGAAGCTCTGTTTATTTTCATCTTCCTGAGCTTGTTGGCAGTCTTGAACCCACTCACAGCTGAAGTGCTTATGCGACTAAAGGAGGGTTCAGCATTGAAAGAAGCATCATTGAGGTCAGAGAGGCGAAAGTGATAAGCTTCTGAAAGAACCTCCAGAGCAGATAAGAGCTCTCCGATCATTTGTGCAGTGAGGCCAGGGTTGTGAACATCAATTATTCTCGCAATGCTTGCCTGTCTTTCAGTGAGTCTGTGTGAGATCTTTGAGCTCATTTCAATCAAGAGCCAGTTTAGAACATCAGCCAGCTCAATGACAGACACTCCAATCGGTAGTAACTCTTCCATGGTCTTCATCATGCTTTCGGAGTAGAAGATTTCAGTCTTTGAGAGGAGTAATCGCTTCTGTACAGCATCCACCGAGAATAAAAGGCTCTCTATTGTCCAGCCAAGTGGGAAGTCTCCCTTATCTGTTAACTGCAGTGTCCCAGGCATTCTCATCTTTAAGTTCCTCCTCTGAAAATCGACCTGCAGCTGAAGTATCAGTGAGCTGGTCATGAGAGAACTTCCTTCATAGAGACAACTTTGTGCTCTGCTCACAGACTCGCTGGCACACTCTTTCAAGGTGATGGAGTTCAACGGCTGCTGGCTCTGCATGATCCCCTTAAAAGGAGTGCTGCTGATGCTCGAAGCAAACATCACTCTCTGATTAAGTTCTGTATAGCTCATGGATTTCACAGTCTTGGGCTCAGAGTCAATCATGTTCGTGAGCTGGTCGGTCACCTCATCAAATCGATCTATTATTTTGAGGAGTGTCTTTGGATAAGTTTTCTCGGCAGAGGAAATGAGTCTGAGTCTGAGGGAATCATCAGATGTTAGCATCGAGATCTGGTCAATCCTGGTGGTGAGGAAATCCTCGGAAAACCACTCAGCAGCACTCTCTGAGAGCATCACTGAAGCTGAATGGAAGAGACTCGACCCCATTTGCATGAAGCCTTGAGGAAAACTCCCTCTTGAATTCACTGTCAAGTCGTACACTCTCAGAGTTCCAGTCTCCTCAAGCAGTTGGAGTTCCTTGTCGTTAAAGAGATAAGGGTGAAGTCGCCAAGCTTTCCTCTCCGGTCTCTCAATCAAACTCAGTTTCCTCTTCAGTGTTTCATACTCATGGTGATACCTCCTGTTTGACAGAAAGTGAGATTGTTCCGTCATCAATCTCATGGCATCTTCAGACTCCAAGAGCAAACTGACTATCAGAGGCACTGCCATAGTTGGGAAATTCTTACACCAACTCTTCTTATCTCCTGATTTGTTGGACATTTCAGTTTGCCGGCCCTTTGCCTCCTCTTTCCTTCGCATGCCATGTATCAGTCGAACATTTGATGAGTAGTTGAAGTCCTTAGTTGATCCACTGTCAGAATAATCGCATGGCAAAAAGGAACAAATGGACCTGGAGAGAGATTCACAATATTTGTTCATCAACATGATGGGTGTCTCGGCTATAGAAATTTCTCTAACTCCAACCTGTTGCTTCAGGAAGAATACAAAATCATATTGCGATCTGGATGTCCAATCCCACTCAAGAAAAAACTGATCAAAAAACACTTTCACATCCAATCTATCACCTGGAGTTGCCTGGAAGTCAGATTTTTTTAAGTTCAGAAAGTCATATACCCAGTCAATGACTTTGATCCTCTTGGCTGTCAAGAATCGATGCGCCGATTCAGGCACCAATGGTCCAGACCCCTTCAGGAAGACTTTTTTTGTCAACTTGGTGCTTGATGTGCTATCCCCATTCATCCTGATTCCATCGCGACCCACTTGTATGAGCTCCATAATGACATCCCAGTCAATGTTGTGATCCTCATCTATTAGCTGGGAGCTCAATTCTGTGAGTCGTTTGTTCATGTTTTGGTCAGAGAGTTGTTCCTCTGTGAAAAACTGAGAAAAGAGCACTTTGACTCTTCCTGAAACATCCTTCTCTTCAGCCGAAATGGCATAAGCTGCTTTTGTTTTGTTCAGATTGTTGATGATATTTTCAGTGGTGGATGCAGTCCTTTCCTCTCTGACAGCTAGCAACC